ACCTTGTGTTCCTTGAACACCTTGCGCTCCAGTTGTTCCTTGCGCTCCTGTAGTGCCTTGAGACCCTACTGCGCCTTGAGTACCAAGAGTGCCCTGAATACCTTGAATACCCTGTGCGCCTGTAGCGCCTTGTACGCCTTGCAAACTGTAGTAAACAAGCAGGCTCCAGATGGTAGTTCCATCACCAATTTTAAATTGCTTAGTTGTGGTGTTATAGCCAATTTCACCAGCGCTTAAGACAGGGTCCGCGGTATTCCATTGACTGGTTGTGCCGCGACGCATTTGAATCTTTGTAGTCATTACGGCGTACCTCCATCAAGCTCATTTACCGAATCGGTGTTTACATCAACCCAAGTAGCGCCTGTATAAATCTTTACTTTGTTACTTGTGGTATTAAAATACATTTCACCAGCAGTATGGCCCGTAGGGTTGCTAGTAGCCGTTAGGAGGCCTAACGGGACAACAAACTTACGGGCCATACTGGTGAACTCCCTTTTATTAAGCTTGGACTACGACTCGGTAAGTCTCACCTAAAGCAGGAGCTACTGCGAATCCGATAGTCACTGTATCAGTAGTAATGTAAGTTACATCTGTCACAACTTCCATAGCACTAGAGATTTCATAAATCTTGACCTGAATATCTGTTGTTCCCAAACCGTGGGTCAATGTGAATTCAGTTGCTGTGTAAGGGTTTGCTGGGGTAATAGTAGCTGCGTACTTGCGTACAACAACTGCTGTGTTGATTGCTACATCATCAGCATTTACTGTGATACCAGTTCCAGCGCCTACTGCAAATGTTGTTCCAGTAAGAGTAAGACCTGCGCCACCTGCATACGTTCCAGCTCCTGAGAATTGTGTAAATGTTAACGCGGTGGTGCCTAGTGTTATTGCATCATCTGTTGTAAGAACCCAACCAGTGTTTCCATTGGCTGTACCTTCTGATACGAAGGTAAATAGGCCAGCAGTAACTTCTGCGCTTAGATTTGCATCTGCTGCGCGAGTAGGTGTGCCAGTGGGCTCTACTACATATATGCCGTTTTCAGAAGCAGTTGCTTGATTCTTAATAAGAATTCTGTTACCAGAAATAAGGCTTACTCCATCTACAATGTCACCATCTTGAAACGATGATGCAAGAGTTCCAGCCACTGTAGTTGCTACACGAACTGATGCCTTAACATCTAGTCCGCTTGCAGTTGCATCAACATAAGCCTTAGTAGCAATTGTTGTGGTATCAACAGTGAGTTCGCCACCACCTGAAAGTGATAGACCAGAACCAACGCTTAGAATTCCCGCGTTTTGTCCTTGAATACCCTGAGCACCAGTGGTACCTGTAGTACCTTGCGCACCTGTGTTACCAGTTGTTCCCTGTGAACCAGTAGTTCCTTGGGCACCTGTTGTACCTTGGCTACCAGTTGTGCCTTGTGAACCAGTTTCACCTTGAGTACCAGTTGTACCTTGAGCGCCTGTAGTGCCTTGGCTACCAGTTGTTCCTTGAGAACCTGTGTTTCCAGTTGTACCTTGAGCACCAGTAGTGCCTTGGGCACCTGTAGTTCCAGTGGCGCCCTGTGTACCTGTAGTACCTTGTGAACCTGTAGTTCCCTGAGCACCAGTTTGACCAGTAGCACCTTGTGTACCAGTATTGCCAGTTGCGCCTTGAGTTCCTGTTGCACCTTGAGAGCCAGTGGCTCCCTGTGCGCCTGTTGTTCCCTGTGAACCAGTGTTACCAGTTGTACCTTGTGAGCCTGTTGTACCAGTCGCACCTTGGGTGCCTGTTGTTCCTGTAGTTCCTTGTGTGCCTGTTGTTCCTTGCGCACCAGTGGTACCTTGAGTACCTGTAGTGCCTTGAGCGCCTGTGCTTGTGTTAATCCAAGCGGAACCGTTCCATGAGCGAAGGTAACCAAGATTGGTATCAAAGTAAATTTGACCAACAACAGGGCTAGCGGGCGCGGATGCTAAATTCTGTACGCGAGCATTTTGGAGCTCTAATTTATTTAAATCAATTGGGGTTAAAAACTTACGGGCCACTTTTTATCTCCTTAAGATAAGTATGCTTTGCCTGAAAACGCGGATGAGAAGGTGACCGTAAGTGAGTCCGAAGTAGTATAGGTAATTTCGCCTTCATAAATAGTACCAGCAGAATCTTGAACTGTAAGGTTAGGGTAAAAACCTAACCCATGATTTATAGTCCAAGTAGCGTTTGATACTCCTTGTGTATGAGTGTAAGCCACTCGGTTTACTCTGAAATAGAGGTTGGTCGAGCCCTCTGATAAATCATCAGTAGAGCCTAAAGTGGCCCCCTGAATAGCATCACTTAGTGTTTGAAGGCTGATTCCACCTGAGGCGCCTTGGGCACCTTGTAGACCTCTAGGGCCTCGTGGGCCAGAAGAACTAACACTTACAACAATCCCTTGGGTGGTCATAGCGTTACCTCCTGGGTTGTAAATACTTGCCCTTTAATAAACGTATGCTGGTAAGTTGGGTCGTCCGCTACAGTTGCTTGTAGATCCCAAAAAGCACGAACAGGCATATATTTAGTTTGGCTAGATGTTAAAGACAATAATATCTTACCGACAGGGTCATCTACTACCTCAACGGCAAACTCACCGTATATTGCAGGGGCGCCTGGATAAGTACGAATTTGCGCTTTAAATATAAAATCAGTGGTATCAAACGGGAAGTCAAACTCGGCGCTCCAAGAGTCACCTTGGTAAAGAGGAATGTCATAAATTTCAGCAGTAGTTGGTAAAGGCACACGGCCATTAAGGTCATTTTTAATATAGACCCGTTCTGGTTTACGAGAGTCATCAATCTCTTGCGCCATGTAAATAGGCACCAGCTTGTTAGTAGTACGCGAAATGCGACGAAGCGTGCCCATCTCAAGTCGCCACAAACCAATGTTAAGCGCGGCACAGAGCTGCTTGTATTGTTCCATGCGTTGAGTAATAATCCCAGTTAATTGGGTATAGCGCTGAGCGCGGGGGATAACTACCCCATCGGGAGCGGTAATGTTAATATCAAATGCGGCATCTGTTGCCAACGCCCACAGGCCTTCAATTGTAGCAAGAATAGCTACTGGGTACTCTTCTACCGCTGGTATAGAGTAAATAGTAACGCGAGACCCGTAAGTGTCTGTTCGATTTTCAGTATGCTGTAAGACAGCGGTATCAATAAAAGTTGTTAACTCTGAGTCTAAGAAATATCTAGCAGCAATACCTTCAACAACAATTGCAGCATTGCTTGCTGGAGCAGTTACAAAATGTATTACTCCTATGCTCTCCTCAAGCGTGTACCCTGCTGGGTAAGTTCGAGCTGTTCCATTTACTGTAACGTAAAGGTTAGTGAGCTCAACAGGTTTTTTATTTAAATAGAAGTCTTTAGTGACGCCGTCACCTGTAGCAGTGAATCTAAACTGCTTTTTAGAGTCCCCTAATTCAGTACGAACTCGTGCTACCAGGTCTGCAAGTAGGGCCATTATTACTCCTTACCTTTCAGGTTACATGGTGTCACTCTTTAAAGAAAAAGTCTTAATAAACGAAGAAGCGGGCCCGAAAGCCCGCCCCCCGCGTTTAACTGATTTAGATTACGCCTGCGAGGTAGCCTTTTTCCTTAAGGTGTTGAGCTACTTGTTTAGTGACTTTGTATTTTTGACCAGCTTTGAAGTTGTAGTTATTGCCTGCGCCAAGTGTCATGTTCTCAATTGTTTCAATAACACGGATTTCAACTGTGTCATTTGAATCACCTACAGTGATTACTTCATCAACAATTACAGTTTGACGGTCTGGGACAGTTGCGTCAATAACTTCTGTTTCAAGTTTTGCAGCGGCAGTTGCTGATGCCATTGACATCTCAGCTGCACGATCCTGCATAACTTCTAGGTTATCTTCTAGTTGCTGCTCACGCATGCGACCAGTTACATCGGTGGGCTTTTTTGTAGCCATTTATATTCTCCTAATTAGTGACTGTGGAAGGGTGTGATGGGGCGAGGGTGCGGGCGTGGTTTCAGCCCCTGCTTAACCTCGCCCCATCACTATTCAGTTGTATTAGTTGGTTTCTGCAATGATTACAGACTGGTCAGTAATTAGACCAAGACCGAAGATTGAGTACCAAGCAAGTGCGTGCTCACGACCGAAGTCAAGAATACCGCCATCGCGGAGTTCAACTGGAAGTGAAATTGCGTGACCGAACGCGTTATCTCCAATGAAGATAGCTGAGTAGCGATCCTTGTTGCCGTTACCTGTGTATGTAGCAGGGGTTGTGTAACCTCCACCAGCTGTAACAGTTGGGTTAGCAACTGCTGTATCAGCTGAGTAACCAGAACCAGCGCCGCCAGCAACCTTAAGAATCTGTGTTGTTTCGATGAATACTGTGTCGTATAGACGACCAATCTCACCTAGCATGAAGTTTCCTGGAGCTGCGTACTTTGTAACTTCGATAAATTCAGGATTGTCACGAAGTTTACGTGATTGGTGAGGGTGCACGAATGCAACATAGGTCTCGCCAAGGCGTGGGATATTCTTGGTTGCAAGTGTTTCAACTGCATCCTTGACAGTGTGAGGTGTCAAGAAGAAGTTACCAGTCATAGAAGCACGAGTTGTGCCCTTTGTACCGTCTGCATACCAGTTATTAACTGCTGTTAGGTCTGAGCGATCTTCACCGTAGATGGTTGAAGTAGCTGCATACAAGGTGTCGCGTGAAAGCTGATCTAGGTAGATAGCCATGTTACGACCAAGAAGACGTGAGGCTGAAGCCATTACGTCATCGAATGAAGCATTAAGCAATAGCTCTGAAACAGCAAGAGCATAACCATGCTCAGATACTGTGATTGAGAACTGCTGTGCTGTTAATGCGTTAGTCTGCATACGCACGCCTTCAACGAGTGAACCCGCAAAGCCGAGGTTGTTGTAACGCATAAAGTTAATCTGAAGACCAGGCGCTACGCCTAGTTCTGTCTTCTTAACTGCAAACTGCTCAAAGCGAAGGATTGGCATGGCCTGGAAAAGAATTTCCTTAGACCAGATTGTCTGAATCGCTTGAGTCAGTTGGGTATTGGTACCTGAGTACGCGGTAGGCGCAGCGGCTAAATTGCCAGTACCTGTAATGGATGATGCCATTTAAATTGACTCCTTGTTAGATTTTGGGTTGGGGGTTAACCGAACAGCCCGCGAGACTTCCCACGAGCGGTGTCGCTCATGAGTCGTTCTCTATATTTTGCGTATTCGTTCATCGGCATTGCCGCAATTTCTTGTGGCGTAAGGGTACGTTGCTCCATATTAGTTTCCAGTGGTCCAGCGGGAGGAGCAGAAATGCTCGTTCCCTTCATTTCTTTTCTGGCGTTCTGCATAGCAGACTGCGCAGATTCAAGAATACTTGCTGAACGTTCCTTTAATCGTTCTACGCTTTCAGCGATCTCTTCACGGGTATTGCCCTGAATAAAATCAACTAGCTGTGGAATGATATTGTCACGTTCTTGTTCAACTACTTGCTGACGATAAAATTGTAAATCTGCATATAACTTTTCCTGCTCCAGAAGAGCGAAGGCTCGTTCGCGTTC